TTCTAAATCTTCAATAAACTGCCCTTTTTTTCTACAACGAACAATTCTTTTAATCAAATCAAATTCATAACTATTTAATTTCTGCTCATCACAAAACTTATAAATACTTCCGTTTGAATTGTCGTAGTGCTCTGGCTTGTTTACTATTTCGTTTATTGTATCTGATATTTTCATTTTATTTTTTGTTTAAATTATTTTTGTGTTGAAAACCTTTCTAACTTATCTGCTCTGCTAATAAATTCTAAAGTTAGATATTCGTGATTAGTTTCTTTGTGATACTTATCGTTAAAACAATTTTCAATAGCTGTTAAAAAATCTTGTTTAGTATATCCTTCTTTTAATCTTGCTAATATTTTAGTTTTAACTATTGGACTAATTACTTTTGTATTTTTACCTGTAATAAAATTAAATTGATTTATTAAAGCAGACCAATCAACTTTGATAGAAGTTGGTTTTAGTAGTTCTACTTCTTCTTCTTCTTTTACTTCTACTTGTAGTGAAGGGTCTCTGCAACCACCTTTCGCACCCCCTATGATAGGGCTATATAAACTTAATTTAGTTTTATCTTCCCATCCTTTTATTTGTGCATCTATATTATGTTTTTGAGAAATATAAGCAAGTTTAGAAATACCAGTTAATTGAGTTTCAATTCCATAAAATTGTCTTTTCATTAAAGCATCATAAAATGCTAACCTATCATTATCGTTTAGTTCTTCTGCAACATCAAAATAACTTCTATAAAATTTAAATAATAATCTTTCATTAGACATTGTTTACCTCACTTTCCGTTATTTTATTAATTTCAGTTCGTAAAGTTTTAGCAAATTTTATCGAAGTTGATTTATCAAACCAAATATTAAAAGTTTCTCCATTATCACCAATTCCACATATTTGAATAACATTATCTTTAAAAACTTCTTTTTCTGGAGTAATCATTTCTACTTTTAAGTAAGTAGAGGTTTCTGTTTCAATACAATCAAAAAACTTTAATTCAAATTTTGCCATAATAATAAAGGTTTTAAGTTACCTATAAACTATTAAATTAATAAAAAGTTAAACCCCACAATTAAAAGAGGTTTGGCTTTCTTTATCCTTGTAGGGTTTTATAATTTCTTTACGTTACTATGTCGCCAAACCGTAACTATAATACAAACATACAATAAAAAACAACGCCCCAAACAAATGAGGCGTTAAATTTAATTAATCTTTTACAAACATTCCGTTTTCCATTTTACCAGTTCTTTTTGATATAACGTCATAGGCTTGTTGTAAGCAATCTTCGATACATACATTTTGCATTTCAGCCTGAATGATTAAAGTCACCATAATATCGCCAATAGCGTCTTTAATTTCGTGCTTATCATCTTGTCCTACTGCCAAAACTAATTCACCACATTCTTCTAAAGTTTTAAGCGATTGCTTTCCTGGAGTCCCATTGTCTAAAATTCCTTTTTGATGCGCCCAAATAATAACTAATTGAATTAAATTATTCATAATTTTATATTTTAAAATGGCATTTCATTTTCTTCCTCATCATTAGGTAAATTACCACCTAAATTTTCAGTCAATTCTTTTTTACCTTTATACTTTTCGTCACCTTGACCTGACATAATTTTCCAAGCCGATAAAGAAGTATAATAATTACCTTTATATTCATTTGTAGATACGTTAAATTCAACATCAACAACTTGACCTACCTTATTAAACTTTTGAAAGTTTTGTACTTTCTCATCGCCAAAAACTTCAAAGCAAAATAAGTTATTATACTTTTCTTCTGTTTCAACTAAAAAGTTTTGTTTAATCCAACTTCCTGAACCATCTTTTTTTTCTCCTGTTTGAGCTTCTAAAATCTTAGTAATCTTTCCTGTAATTTGCATAATTAATTTTTGTTTAAGTTTTGTAAATCTAAATATAAATTGTTAATGTAATAGTTATTATAAATATCTTCTGGATATTTTTTTGTTTTCTCAATTTCTTCTTTTAAGTAACTGATGTAATCTTCTAAGTCTTGTTTTGTAAATTTCATTTGTTTAAATTTTGTTAAAAATAGTTTTGTTATAATTAATTTGGTATGCTCTGTAAAAATAGTTTTTGTGTTTCAATTTTAAAAATTCACTATGCATCATTTTTAATTTGCTTGGTTTAGTAATTCCTTTTTTATGAAACGCAACTACATCAACTTCAACATCGTTTGTTAAATTCTTCATTTATAGTTTCAAATATTAAATATTCATCAACATCAATTTCGTTTAATTCTTGTTCGTTCATTTGTTTAGTTTTTTAAAATTAGTTTTTGAATAGTTACCAATTCTAATTGGCTTATCTATTGCTTGATTATGCTCAACACCTCTGTTAATTCTTGCCATTATTGTATAATAATCTTTTTCTTTTTGTAATTCATTTAAAAGCATTTTTAAAGAAACTTTTTTTTGTTTATAAAATACAAAAACAGTGTTATCTCTATTATTACAATTTACTTTTGATGTTACAAATCTGCAATTATCAGGATAATAACCTTTAGAATTATCAATTCTATCTATTTGAAGTCCTTTTTTATATCCATTATTTTTGCAAAAATTAATAAAACTTTCAATATCATTTAACCATTCTTCAGAAACTTTTATTCCTTTATCATAATATAAATGTTTTTCTGTATAATTTTCTTTGCACCTTGTTTTCATAGAATTTAAAAGAATACCATATTCTGTATTACTTTTTCCATTTTTAGTTCTTAATATACATCCACAACTATTAACTCTATTTCTAACTAAATGCAATAAAAGAATATCTTTTATATTTCCACAATCACATTTGCATTTTATTGTTCTATTAACTTGTCCTGAAGGAAGTCTTTTTTTTATTCCTTCTTTTATAACAATTAATTTACCAAATCTTTTACCAGTTTCTAAATTTATCATAATATTAAAATTACATTTATATATATGCAAATTTAAAAATAATCATTGAATTGACAAAATTTTATATCATAAATATTTAATTCCTTATTAATTTCATTTCTTAATTGAAATCTCTCATTTAAAGTGTATTCTTTTTTTTCTTTAGCTAATTTTAAAGCTGTTTTGGATGCTTTTTTGTATAATTCAATATAAGTATCATTTGAAATTTTTAAATCTTTTATTTGTCTTAAATTAGAAATAAATTCAAAATACAAAATTCCATATTCTTTTATTATTCCTTCTCGAAACAAACCATCTTCATTTTGAAAATGGTTTGATTGAGCGGATTGTCTATGAATATTATGCAAATTAAACCTTAACATAGGATTTGAACCTCTTGAAAAAACGTGTCCAGCGTGCATTTGATTTGCTAATTTATTTTTAGCTAAGCAAGGTTGATTAAAATCTATCAATCTAACAATTAAATTTATTTTAGTTTGAAGTTTTTTATTCCAATCAGTAATATTTTCTTTAGCTTTTTTTTCATCAAAAATTGGTTTTTGTACTTTGTTCAATGCTTTGAAAAGTATCACTTTACCAACTTCTGTTTCAGTTAAAAATTCTGCATAACAAGAACTGCATAAACCATATTTTCTAAAAGCTACATTTACTAACTTTCCACAACCTTGAAAAGATATTGCTTTGCCATTGCCAAAACATTTTTTCTCTTTTATCATATTTGATTTAAAGTAATTGAATTATAATATTCAATAGCCATTGGAATTTTAGATAAAAGAAGTTGCTCTTTTTCAATGTCCCTTTTTATAATAAAACTCTTCACTCTTTCTTCCTTTGTATAGTTTCCGTTGCTAAATATTAAATTCTTTTCTAATTGCTTAAATAACCTTTGCATTAAAGGATTTTCATCATCTAAAATGCTATACTTATTTCGCAATTTCCATTTTTCATTTTCTAAAATATGTTCAGGACAGTCAGTTAAAGTATAATGTAAATGAAACTCATCTGCATCATAAAGCATCATATAAGTTATACCTTGCCATTCATATAAAGTAGATAAATCACCATTCATAAAAGTCATAGGTGACCAAGAGCTTTTTATATCTTTAATAACTTTTACGCCATCAATAGTGCAAACAATATCGGCTTCACCTGTAATATGCCCAATAGTTTTACGTTCTGCATTTTTTTCGTAAATAGAATTTTCAATTTCTGAAACTAAAATAATTCCATCATCCTCATTTTGTAAGCCTTTAGATATATATTTATTATCAAGTTCTTGGTAAAAACCTTTCTCAAAAATCAACCATTGTTGCTCTATATATCTTTTT